TGCTCTATTTACACGAATACCAAATCCGCTTTCTGTTATATCCAATTGATAATTCCAGTTGTCAATATTGTTAATATTGTCTATAAGCAAGACGTCGTTTTCGTATAGCTGATGTAATGTATTAATTTTTGCTGGTAAAGCCAGTGTGTCTGAGTCAGATCCGTACAGAGAATATACTTCATTAGATAAAGCAAATTTTTGCCCTGTATAGTTTTCTATAACCTTACGTGCATATCTTTCCGCCTCTGTGATTTGCTCATAGTTTTTGTAATTAGGATCTGATGGGTCGTTTCCAAAATCCAAAGAGCCATATGCTTGAGCTAAGTCAACGTATGGCTGAACAACATAAAGTTTATGAGATCTTGTTTGAGCAGATCCAGCTACTGAATAGCTCCATGTCAACTTTAGGTCTCTTGACTTGAAAGTTGCATTTACTGGGAGAGCTACTTGGTATACACCGATTTCTGTTTCAAGTCTTTCTGCAGTAAGTGTGTATAGTATTGTTGAGGGGTTAACTGGACTTAATGGATCCTGGCTAACATCATAAACGGTTACTACTGGAAGAGCATCAGCATCTGTTGGCTCACCTCTCCAAAAGATTTTGTGCTTTACTGGGTTAGTAGACCCTATGTATAGTTCCATTTATTGCGGGGAAGATTAGTGGTAGTAATCCTGTACTTCTGTAGGAGTAGCTAATCTAAACCCGTCCTCCTTGTCAAAAATTTGTTGAGCTTTGTCTTTACTCATTGCAACGAATGGATGTTCTTTTGTAAAACTAAATCCTAAAATGTCATAATGGAAGTTATCTCTTTCCATCTTAACAAGGACATCCTCTTCTGACTGCTCTTTCTTTTCGTTCTTTACGACTGTTAAGTCTGCCATGTCTTCTGTCTCTTCTTCTAGTATAGCTACGGTTTTTTGATAAACCGCCCAAGTGACTCCCTCTTCTGAGAGTGCTGCAATAATATCTGTTTTATTCTTTAAACTATCTATGTCGACCCCAAAATCTTCGGCTATCTTTTTAAGGTCAGATACCTTCAGTGTCTCAAATGACATTTATTCTCCTAGTTCCGTGTAAATCAATTATAGCATTAAGAAATTAAAATGAAAAGCCCCCCAGGGTTACTGGGGGGACTTTTAATTGCAGATCTAAATCCTTAAATTAGGAAGCGACCTTAACGTTCTTTACAACTACCCAAGCATCTGGTTGCTCGATCTGGACGCCAACACGAGTATACATTGTGTACTCAATTGAGTCCTTACGTGGCCAGAAGAATCGGTATACAGTTACGTCACGCTTGATACCAATAACTACGTTATTTGGGAATGTCAAGTGAACGTCACCGTGTGATCCTGATGCGCCTGTGTAATCTCCGTTTTGTGTTTCATTAAGTAGCGGAACCTCAACAATTGGAATACCAAATGCGTATGGTGCTACGTATCCTGCTGGACCTGAAACTGGAGCTACGTCTCCACGGATGATGCTTGAAGCAATATCCTGTGGGTTTACGTTCTGGATATTTCCAGATGTATTGTATAAGTAATCTTGAATCAAGTTTGAACCTGACAAGAAGCGAAGGTCTGTACGACGTTGCTTGTACTTACGTGGCATAGCCTTTAGTGCTGCGTTGAATGTAGCACGGGAAATACCTGCTGCTACACCGTTGTCGATAACACGTGCTGTAGCCTTAGACTTTGCAACAACACCTTGGAATGCAGACATTAAGCCTGATCCTGTGCCTGTACCGTTAAGGACTACGTCCTCAATATCGTTACCAGCCTGTGTTGCCATCAAACGTGCAATATGATCTTCTAGATCTGCACCCTCGATGTTGTCTTCTAGAGACTCAGTTGAAAGCTCCCAATCCAAGCGAAGCTTCTTTGTTGTTAGAGAAATCTTTGAGAAAGTTACTGCTGCATTTGATGATGTATCATCTGCTTGTGCTGCAACTGTCATTAAGCGCTCTCCTACACCGATACGGTCAATTTCAGTGGTGTCTGCTCTCATGCGAACAGTACGAGCCACTTTACCAATAACGGTTGCGTCGAACATGTAATCCAAGAATCGTGATGATTGCTCTGGATTTAGTAGACCACCTTTTCCTTCGTTTCCACGATGGATACCAGTGTCACTGAAAGCATCGCCTACCATAGTAGTAGTTTGTGTAGTACCAGCGGCGACTGTCTTTTCTAATGTTTCATTGCTCATTATTTTATTTCACCTACCTTAGTTTAGTTAAAAATTTCCTGTACGGAACCGAGGAAAGAACCGTTCCATTTTGATTTTTTGATTGTTACTTCCTGAGACCCGCCAAGGTCTGAGGACTTCTTAATTGCAGTCTCTGATTCTACTGCATCGACACGCTTTTCTACACCATCAATCGTGCTCTTGATGTCTTCGACAGCCTTTGAAAGGGCTGCGTGTTGTTCTGCTAATTCTGAAATTCGAGTATCTACGCTCTTGCTGAATGTCTCAACAGTTTCTTTAATTGTAGAAACTTGAGCTGCGTTTGCCTCAGATGCTTTTGCAAGTGTGTCTGAGAAGAATCCCTTAAGATCACCGAGCATCTTTGCAAAATCAGGTTCATCAACCTCAACTTCTGATACGTCGGCTGCTTTTTCCAGAACTTCAGCAGAAGCGTCAACAGCTGGTGCTTCATCAGCAACAGTTGTCTCAACAGGTGCTACATCCTCTGCAGGTGCAGCTACTGTTGTCTCATCTACAGCAGCAGGAGTTTCTTCTGCTACTACTGTCTCTGTGTTTTCTGACACTTCATTACCTCCTTCTGCGTTTGCCTGTTTTGCAATTGTTTGTGTATCAGGCAACGTAAATCTTGATTTCTTAAACGAATCAAGAATGCTATCTATTTCTTTTGCTTTGTTAACATCATTTGACTCTACCCATCCGATTAATGTTGCAGGCTTTCCTGTAACTGGGGAGTCATATGATCCATCTTTTGAGATAAAAACTGAATCTGAATCGGCACAATAAAAAATATTTTCTGTTACTGTTTCTGCAGCAATTCCTTTAAAAATAAGTTCTCCATTCATTTTCTGAATAGAAAGAATATTGCAAAGTTCGTTTGCTGGAGAATCTACTACTGATAATTCAATCAGTGCATAATCTTTAATAAATCTTACTGGCTTACCTGTAGACTTATTAACTTGATTCTCTGAATCAATAATCTTACCGCCAATAGAAAAACCTTGTAGGGTTCCGTCCAAAATCTTTTCCCAAGTGTCTTGAGCGCCTTTTGAAATATATGCATCTACATATACTCCGTTAAAAAATTCTTTTGTGCTTGGATCGTAAAATGTTTCTGGCTTAAAAGAAACCATCTTGCCAACTGCTGTTGGTCCATGCATTTCACGAATGTTTCCACGGAAACTTTCAAATGCTTTTAGGCTTGCTTCAGATGTAACAACATCGCCTGTTTGATCCAAATTATCGAGTGTGGCGAAACCAGAAACTGTTCTTTTTTCACGATTAACTTTCGTGAATGGAACAGAAAGGCTGATATTCTCGCCATGCGAAGACCATAAAGATTTCTCAATATTCATATGCTTAATTTTATAACGTTATTGTATATAAGGCAAATAATGGTTGAGCAGGGTTAGTTGACTTGTCTGCCTTCGCCTTGAGGATTTCTGGCTTCCCCAGAAATATCAGGAGCATTATTTTCTCTTTCCTGATCCCGTCTTCTACTATTTGAGGCCTGGGCACGAACTTCTGCCTGTTGCTGTGGCTTTAATACAACTACCTCATCCCCACTGTCTAGGGGAACCATACCCTTACGAATTCTAATTTCGTTAGGAGTGATTACCTGCATTCTCAAATATCTCTCATCAATCTTAGATTGAGTATCTTCATCTGTAAGAGCCAATTCGTTGAATTTAATTTCAAGGGCATCGGTCATTTCTGCAATAACTCTATTTATTTTCTTTTCAAGAATATCCTGTGCTGGACGACATACCTGCTCTTTAAATGTCTTATCTGCATCACGAGCTGCTGCTAAATTAATTCCTTCTGGAGTTCCAATTTTATTAATTGGTGTTCTATGAGCCATCAGGATTTCGTCTCTGTTCATTTTACGATATGTATTAAATGATGACTCTTGAGATCCAGCCTCAATTGGCTCCATCTTAAATTCAGTTTTTGAATCTGGTGAATCTGCTGGAAGTGGAATATATAGAGATCTGTGATTCTTTCCTCTTAGTCCAACCTGGAAAAATTCAAGAAGCTTTCTCTCTGATTCGCTTGAAAGCTTAGCTCCCTTAACTGTAATAATATAACGTGGAACTGCCTTATTTTCAAAATAATCTAGGTTATACTTTCCAGCAAACTCGTTTCCAGCCATAGCGTTTGATGCTGCTACGATATCTGGAATTCCATAATAGTTGTTTTGTGGAGTATATTTCTTTATATGAATAATTTCATTAGGACGCTCTAGTCCGCCTGCGATTGGATTAGGGGTATCTTGATCTCCGAAGTTACGGAAGAATACAGCCTTGCCATAAAGCAATTGAATAAAGCCATCACGTAAACGACGTACACGCATGGTCTTTGCAGGGATATGTCCGATATATCCAATTTTGCCATTTGTTGTTCTGCCTACTTCAAGGTATCCGTTACCTGTGGCTTCTACGTCTGTGTAGAATTTCATAAGGGTTTCTTTAAATGTTTCTTCTTCGTTACAATCTTCTAGCCATGAATGTAAATCTTGGCGCAATCTATTTAATTTACGACGTGCTCTTTCTAGTTGCATGTCGCTATCAATTCCGTCCATTGCCTCAACTGTTTTACGAGTTTCAATAAAATCAAATCCTAGTCCTACAATATTTGCAACCTTAGCATTAATTGCTGCATAGTTGTATGGAGAGATTTCGTATACTTGTGATAAATATTCTAAATTGTATGGTGGCTCAATAAGATCGAACATGGCATAGCCACTAATTGCTTGAGCCAATAAGTTTTGTTGTGTTCCAGTTCCGTCAATACCAGAAAATCTTTTTTGCAAATCACGGTTCATCTTACGACGAAATGCTGGACTTAGTCCAGATACTTTAACTAGGTCTTCGCCTTCAATTTTAAAAGGATCATTTGTTTTTTGGGTTGTTGGTGTATTAAACTTTACCCAGTCTGCTGCATTAGAGATCTGAATATCTTCAGTGCTATCGTCTTGTATGTGATCCATTATCTTTTACCTATTTTTTTCATTTCGTCTTTGTAGTTTCCAATATCCAAAGGATCTGGTACTAGCCCCCAGTCAAGTCTTTGCTTCTGATGTTCAAACTCTTCATCATCAATCTTTCTGCGTCCTGATAAGAATTTAGGGGCTCCCTCATATATTCCAAAGGATCTTACAGTGTTTGCTAAAGCATCAATCTTGGTTTTATTATTTTTCATGGATGTTACTGAAAGATAATTTCCATCGTCGTCGCCTATCCAGCGACCATCTGGCATTTCCCAGACATAAATTCCTAGGCGGGTCTCTTCTTCAGCAGATGAATATTTAATCTTTCCAGTGTCCATAGAGTTTTATTTTACCACTTTATAAGACCTAAGTCCAGCTTTTTGTCAGACTAATTGACAAATTTATACTGATTGAAGGACAATCCAGTCATTATTATAATAAACGACTGGTAATTCTGTCAGGGTGATGGCAGATTCTGTAATAGTTTCAACAGGCTTGCCTGTATATAATTCAAAATGAGTCTCAACTTTGCCAGCAGTAAGCTCATCCTGATATATTGCTATATGCTTGTAAAGGTTACTTGGACCCCCATTTGTCTCATAATTAAATTTAAATGTGCCTGTAATTGGATCTGTAAATACTAGCACCACATGATGAGGTTCTTCATCTAAGAAATAATTAGTTATATTAGTAGCAGTCGATACATCTACCCCATTTATGTAGACCTTGCTTATATTGGCCTTAGAAAGGGCTCCAGAGCCATTCCAGGCGAATCTTGTGGTTGTACCACCAGAAGCATAGAATAGGGTGTTAGCGGCCAGCGTAGAGGGCGTAAAGAACATTTCTAGGGACTTTATAGAAGATGATGTTTCAAGATCAAATCCAGATCCGCTTTTAGCCCTAATTCCATTCATGTAATTTCGAGATAGAATAGGATAATTTAATGATCCTAGGTAATAATCTGTTGTGGAAGTTATTCTATCCCCAAAATTATCGGCATATATTGTTCTGTCTGAATAGAAGGTTATGCAGAAAAATGATAACTTAGGAAGGAATTTGCTAGCATCTGTAGTAGACATGGTAATTCGAATATATACCCTACCATTAGAATTAAATGAATCTTTGTTATATTGAGGCAATGGCTGTCCATTTACGCAAGGAAGGTATGTGGTTCCATCTACGCTAGACTCTACTGTAATTCCTAGATCATTCCGCCATTCAGCCTTAGAAGTAATTAATCCTATTTGAGATGGGATTAAGAAATAATCATTTATTACAAAGCTCTTAGCCTGAGCCGTTTCTGTTTCATAAAAAGTAATATGCTGTTTCGCACTATCGTAATATGTATTGGAGTCTACAAAGTCCGTCCATGGTTTATTGACTGGATATGAATAATCAAATGGGGCTCTGATATTAGCATCTGTACCGCTGAATAAAACTCCATTATCTGGAAATACTACGTGAATTGGTGATACTGTAACATTGCCTTCAACATAGTGTCTTCTGATTGCAGGAGCAGGCAGAGCATATCTGTATACCGCTGGAGCATCTACAACAAAGGCGTCCCCAGCATCTGTAGTTGGGCCAGTCTGAAATGTAGAGGTAGTATTTGTAAATTTAAAATTAGAAAGGCTTTTTGATGCTATTGGGGCTGAATCAACATATAAAGATATTCCAGAAACTGAATATACCCCAACTATGTGA